GATGGGCTTTTATCAATGCGACAGTTGGATTTATTTTTATCCTGTCCCATTGCTTGTTCCGTACCAATGCGACAACCTTCTTTTTTATCCTGCTGTCGCATTGCTAAATCCCTGTCATCACTAGGTTTACTATCCAATGCGACAGATTTTTTATCTCCCCGCACGAGGACTGCTTTGTAGTAGTTAGTGGGACGTCCACCATTTACCGAAGGTTTTTGCTCCCAAATTTGAATTAATCCTCTATCAACTAATCTTTCTAAAGATTTTCTGATAGCGGTTACATTGCCACCAATCAATGGATCGGCATTAAGATCAATCCTTGACCTAGTTTCTGGATAAACAGTCCTAATTTTTTCTAATATGCGATCAATAATAGAGGCAGGAGAAGCGTCTTCTACTTTTGGTTTGTAATCTTTCAACTCAAAGCTGAGATCAGATTGTTGTCTAAGAAGTAAAGCACCTCCCATACGACTAAACCTACTTTTTTCAACTTTTATAATTCTTGTATTACTTCCCAACTGTGCAGCCAAGTCTTTATCTGGTTTGCTTAGTTTCCATGTTTCATCAACAGCGTCCCTTATAGAACTTGTACCTCTAAATCCGCCTTGTTTATTAGCGTGATGAATAACCAAAATAGTTGTAGCGGGAAAACTATGACCATTATTGTTGGTAAGTCTGTAGAGGGGGGAAGCAAACGAACTCTTATTTTCATCAAAAGCCCTACCCGCAGAAGAACCAATTAAAGAGTCAATAACAACCAATGTTGGTTTGTGTTTTTTGATCAACTGAGCGAAATAGTATTCACGTTTAATCTGAAAGCCATTAATAACAACAGTATTTTCGTCCATCTTGTAATCTTGTTCCCTTAACTGTTCACGCAACTGTACCTTTGGTTGATCAGCATTAAGAATCAAAACCTTACCTTTCTTGATTGGAACGATATTGTTTTGAACCTCAAAAGGTAAACCAAGAGATATGTGTTTTGCTAATGCCCATGCAGCCATTGATTTACCATCTCCACCCGCACCATAGAGAAGTAGAACAGCAGGAGTGGGAAGTATTTCTGGTATAACGTAGCTTCTGGAAAGATCTTCAGCATCTAATTCAGAGGCAGTCATTTCTTCACTACCTAAATCAAAAGCCTCACTACTCATTAAACAGCTTTCAAGTCTTTCGAGATCTTTGAACTCATTATCAACAGCTAACTGGTGCATTAAAAAATCTTGCTCTCCTGGATCGGCAACATCTTCACAGATACGCATATATTCCTTCTTCACATCTTGGAAGGACATTTTTACTCTTCTAGTCCTAACCATTAGCTCGTTTTGAGCCTTTTCCACAATGTCCAAACTTACAGGACTAAATCTAAGCCTCTTTGGATCGACTTCATCTGCATCATGGATCAAAGAACCTAAACCTCTTCCAGAGCCTTTGAAGGACTTCCAGACGGCCTCACAAGGGTTATTTCTATCCCAATCATTTATGTAATCGGGATCTTCTTTAGACCAAGCTACCCATAGCTCAAAGCCAATATCATTTGGTAACTCAGAATGTATAGCCATTCCAACGTGTAACCAATGTTCCCTACTACCTGCTCCTTTAGTCGGAATAACACTCAAACATTCTTGAATAATTTGTGCCCTTTCATCTTCAGTTCTATCTGAAAGATTTAAGCCACTTCTATTTTTTATAAAACCCGCTCTTTCCTCATTCGCCTTTAAGGACTTCATTTCAGCCAACAACCAATCTGGAGCGTTTGGTATGTTGTCTAAATCTCCTTCAAAACTATAATTACCTTCTGACGAAGTGGTTGAACCTGGATAAGCACCAAATATTAAACCTTGTCTGTTCCATAAGATTTCATAACAAGTGGAGGTCTGCTCGGAAAGAAACCTTCCTTTTACACTTCCCCATAGTTCTTCAGGAACTTTAAATACATACTTTGCAGCATTTTTCTTTGTACTTGTAATACAAGGAGCACCATTTAAGGAGTCTCCCCATTTCTTTTCATGGATTGCTAAATTTCTATCTACGTCAAGAATCACTAGACCTTTTCCTTTCAGACCAGTAAATAGACCAACAGCACCAAAACGATTGGGGTGCTTTTCTAATACATAAGCAACATCATCAGGAGAAAAATTCCTTTCATAGGATTCTCCGTAAGGATTCTTACCTGTTGCGTTTAATGTCTTGCCTTCTTTAGATTTTATCTCTACTCCTTTGCGATATATCGGAGCATAAACGAGGTGTTTTGGTAGCTTCTTTACAAACTGTTGCAGATTCATGTGATACAATACCTACTGTGGACGTATGTGTTCAAACCCTCAAGGTTCTTTCCGTCTTGGGGGTTTTTTAATTGTAGTATATTTACATTCATATGTCCATGTACTACAATAGAAATGCACCAGGCAAAAGCCTACAAGCACATTTAAACAAATGCCATTTCTAACAGAAAAAGCACGATCAACAGTAGCTACCACAGAAACAGGTGGTTATATCAACCCTACAAAACTTGAAAGCGGAGGTAGTGTACGTTTTGCATTACTAGACGATCAGCCTTTAGAGTTCTTTGAAGTTTGGGGCGAATCAGCAGAGGGTAAATTAAAGCCTTTTAGATTTGCAGACACTCCTACACAGGACGATATTGATATTGAAATGGGTAAGGACTTCAGTCGTAGATTGAACAGAGAGGGTACTGCACCAGAAGCAGCCAAGTTTGGCCTAGCTGTTCCAGTATTTGAGCACGAGTCTCAGGAAGTAAAAATTTTCCAGGCTACACAAAAGGGCATTATCAATGAATTTGACAAAATTAGTCAGATGGAAGATTATGCCGATTTATTAGCTTGGGATTTTGTACTTTCAAGGGACGGAACTGGTTTAAAAACTCAGTACAGTTTAAGAGCAGTTCCCCGTAAAAAAGGTACAGAATCTTTAATTGAAGCTACTTATACAGAAGCAAAGGATAATGGTTTCGACATTAAGGAACTAATGCAAGGTGGTAATCCTTTTAATCCGAACAAATAACCGCCATTCATAGGGGGTCTAACGACCCTCTTTTCATTATGATTAAATCTATAGAAACCTATTACAAGGGTTATCTTTGTAGATCTAGAACAGAAGCTAGATGGTTAGTTGCTTTTGATAAGGTGGGTATTAAATATGATTATGAGCCAGAGGGTTTTGACTTGGGATCAGTTGGAAAATACTTACCCGATCTTTATTTACCTCAAGTGGATATGTATGCAGAAGTAAAAGGTCGGCCCTTTAATATAAAGGAACTAAAAAAGGCCAAAGCGTTGGCTTTAGGGTCTAAAAAAGTAGTTCTTTTGTTAGATGGAGCACCCGCAAGAAAAGCATATTGGGGTATTCACCCTGATAAGTACTGTGCTGACGTAAAGTTCGAGAATGAAACCTTTTGTGTAACCGATTACGACATATTTGAGGGTAGTAATTATTGGTTAGATGAAAAACGATTTTTTTCCAATACAGGTAATTGTGGTACGGAATCTTTTCCTTTATCCCATGACAACGGCCATTCAGATGAAAGCGATAGCATAGCTGTTAGGGCTTCCAGGTCAGCAAGATTTGAGCATTATAGAAAATGAATTTGCAAACTACTCTTTTTAAGATATATTAAAAATGGGAAACTATATCTATAAACCATTCATGGGTTCGATACAAAAACATGGAGCGTTAGCAAGTCTAGGGAAATGGACGTTGGAACGTGATGATACAGGAACTATATACCCGCACCGAATATATAAAGATGCTAAGAAAAATATATACCATTCAGTTACCCATATACTAAAAGAAACCGCACCCCAGGAACAAAAAGATGCTTTGGAACGATGGATTGAACGAGAGGGATCAGCAGATGAAAGAGATATGGCTTGTGAGAGGGGAAAACTTGCTCACGCTCATGCAGAATACCTACTCAAAACTGGAGCAAAACTTGCTAGGTATAACGCAAACAAACGAGGTATATGGAACGCTGGAGCAGATGAATTGGAACGCTGTCCCAAAAAAGTCACTAAATGGGCGTTATCGAAAGCAGCCGAAACCGCACCACGTGTTAACTGGAGTGCGTCAGGCTACGCCAGAGGTTTACGATCATTCATATTGGAACGTGTAACGGCCATTCATGCGATTGAATTTAGTGTGCATGATAAAGATTATGGATATGCTGGAACGGCAGATGCTTTAGTTGATATTGATGGAAAGTTAACTATATGTGACTGGAAGACCTCTAAAGATGTCAGATCTGAAGAAATGTTAGTTAATTATTGTCATCAACTTGGAGCGTATAATTACGCTTTAAGGAAAATAACAGGAATTGAATGTAGTCAGGCATTAATATGTATAGCCCGTAGAAGTGGAAAACCCCAACTTAGGTTAATGAATAACCTAGAAGTCAGGGGAAGTGAAATTATGTTTATGGAACGCTGTCTTAAATTTAAGGAACAGTTA